ACTGCTAAGGCATTTAAACAGTCTGCTAAGACCGCTAAGAAAAAGTGAAGTTCTTTCTTGCAGTCATATTTTTCTGTAACGGAGAGCAGTGTTTCTTCTGGAAAAGTACTGAACTGTTTTATAAGCAAGAAGAATGCTTAAAGGTATTAAAAGACGCTAGTCAAGCCTTGTATCAGAAGGGCTTTGAAAACGAAGGAAGTTGTTTACAAATATCTACTAATAAGAATATCAAATGGTAAAGAAAGTATATCAGAATTCAGAAGGTGGCTTAAACGCTAAAGGCAGAGCCTACTTTAAACGCACTGAAGGAGCTAATCTAAAGCCTCCAGTGTCTTCTAAAGAGGCTAAGAAGTCTCCTAAAGCAGCCGCTAGACGGAAGTCATTCTGCGCTAGGATGTCTGGTGTGCCTGGACCAATGAAGGATAGCAAAGGTAGACCTACTAGGAAAGCCTTAGCACTAAGGAAATGGGATTGCTAAATGGCTAACAAAACTTACTTACAACTTGTTAACGATGTCCTTATTCGTCTGCGTGAGAACGAAGTTACATCTGTTACTGATACGTCCTACTCAAAGCTAATCGGTAAGTTTGTTAACGATGCTAAGAGGCAGGTAGAGGATGCCTACAACTGGAATGCTCTGTCAGAGACTTTGACTGTATCTACATCTACAGACCTGTTTAACTATGTTATGACTGGCGCTGGTATTCGCTTCCGTGTCTTTGATGTGATTAATGACACCAGCAACTGGTTCCTAAACAACGCCTCCACTATGGAGATGGATGAGTGGTTCTTGGTAGATACTCCTGAGAAAGCTGCTCCTCGTTACTACAACTTCAACGGTGTAGACTCTAACGGAGATACGCAGGTAGATCTGTATCCTATTCCTAATGGCGTATACACAATTAACTTTAATATCATTAAACCGCAGGATGAGTTAAGTGCTAACTCTACACAACTTAAAGTTCCTGCTGAACCTGTCATCTTCTTAGCCTATGCAAAGGCTTTGGCAGAGCGTGGGGAAGACGGTGGTCTAGCAAGTTCAGAGGCTTATGCACTGTATCAGACCTCCTTAGCAGATCACATTGCTATTGAAGGAAACAAATATCCTGATGAATTTATTTGGGACGCTACTTAATGGCTGCTCAGACGCTAACCGCTAGTATTGCTGCACCAGGATTCTTTGGACTAAACATCCAAGAGTCTGCAGTATCGTTGTCTTCAGGCTTTGCGCTTGAGGCTAACAACTGCGTTATTGATCGATATGGTCGTATTGGTGCTCGTAGAGGCTGGACACCAGTGAACACGGCTGTCAATACAGATCTTGGTGCTGCTAATCCTGTTCAGTTCATGTTTGAATTGACAGACAACGGATCAACTCAACTAATCAGTGGCGGCAACAATAAACTGTTTAGCGGTACAACAACGATGACCACTAAGGCAGTTCGTAACTCTACTAACACAGCAGACCTTACTTACACTATTACTGATAATAATTGGCAAGCCGCTGCTTTGCCTTATGGTGATGGTACTGCTGCAGAGCCTTATGCTTATGTAGTACAAGCTGCCCATGAAGCCTTATTGTATAGAAAAGTTAGTGGTTCTTTTATATTTCAACGACTAGGAGATATAGGTAGTCTTCCTAGCGGATACGCTGTTACTGATTTTAAACCCAACTGTGCTCTTGCTGCTTATGGTCGTATATGGATGGCAGACATTGCAGGAGATCCGCAGACAGTCTACTTTAGTCGTTTACTGGATGGATCAGATTTCCAAGGTGGTGACTCAGGATCAGTGTCGTTAAACGCTGTCTTTCCTAATACGGACAAGATAGTAGCTATGGCGGCTCATAACGGCTTCTTGATTATCTTTGGTCGTAACAACATTGCTATTTACAATAACCCTATCGATGTTACTATTATGTCTCTAGTTGACTACATTCCTAATGTGGGTTGTGTAGCTAGGGATTCTGTTCAAAATACTGGTACTGATATTATCTTCTTGTCTGATGGCGGTGTTCGTAGCCTACAGCGAGTAATTCAGGAGAAGTCTCTACCTATGCGAGATATCTCCAAGAATGTTCGTGATGATCTAATGACTAATGTAGCGTCTGAGACAGCCATTAATATCAAGTCTATCTACTACGAAAGAGATGCTTTCTACTTACTGGCTCTGCCTACTACCAAGTTTGTCTACTGTTTCGACATGAGAGCACCTCTGCAGGATGGATCTGCTAGGGTCACTACTTGGACCAACATTGAACCTAGGTCATTTGTGGTTACTAATTCTAAAGACCTATACATTGGAAAGCCAGGATATATTGGTAAGTACTTTGGACACACTGATAACAGTGTCAATTACCGCTTTAGCTATTTTACTAACTATTTTGACTTTGAGAAACCTACTATAGAAAAAATCCTAAAGCAGGTTGGATTTGTGGTTATCGGAGGATCTAACCAGGACGTAGCTATAAAGTGGGGCTTTGACTACAACGAAAACTTCTTTGCTTTTACGAAAAAACTTGACACAGCGATCGCTTACGAGTATAATATAGGTGAGTACAATATTGCTGAATTCTCAGATGGTATTGTATTGGACAAGTTTAAGATCCAGGCTGGCGGCACAGGCGCTGTTATGCAGATCGGATTAGAGGCAGAGATTAACGGTAACCCAATTTCAATCCAGCGTATTGATGTGTATATTAAACAAGGAAAAACAGTATGAGTAACTATACCAAAGCCACTAACTTTGCTGCTAAAGATTCTCTTCCTAGCGGTAACGCAGGCAAGATTATTAAAGGTACAGAAATTGATACCGAGTATAATGCTATTGCCTCTGCTATTTCTTCTAAGGCAGATACAAATAGTCCTACCTTTACTGGTACGCCTCTAGCTCCTACTGCGGCTTCAGGAACAAATACTACTCAACTTGCTACTACAGCTTTTGTAACAGACGCTGTTAGAACTTTGTATCCTGTAGGCTCAATCTACATTAACGCAACTAACAATACAAACCCGGGGACACTTCTAGGATTTGGTACATGGACTGCCTTTGGTGCTGGTCGTGTCATGGTTGGCTTCAACGCCTCAGATCCTTTGTTTGATACAGCAGAAGAAACTGGTGGTTCTAAAAACGCAATAGTTGTAACGCATACCCATGATGTTTCATCTTCGGTTACAGACCCTGGGCATAGTCATGGAGTCTCTCCGTCAGGTATTCAAGGCTATAATCCATCAGCAGGAGGCTCTGCTGGGCAGTATAATGGCGGTGAAGTTTTTCAAACAATATCCACTAACTCTAATACAACAGGAATTTCGGTATCAACTACTATTACCTCCACAGGTTCTAGTGGAACTGATGCTAATCTACAGCCGTATATCACGGTCTATATGTGGAAGCGCACTGCTTGAAGACTCCAGTAATTACGACAGATGATTTTATTATTTACTTAGAAGATGACCAAGGATTTGTTTTTATACATTGTGATATTTTAAAGAAGTGGAATAAAAAAGTAAAACAAAAGTTATTAAAGTCTTTTGATGTTTTAACAAAAGAGTGGAATAGAGAACTTTATGCCTTGCACACTCCAAACGATTCAAAACATGAAAAGTTTTTAAGGATGTTTAAGTTTAAGTATTTAACATCAATAGAAGGCAACAACAAAACTCAATATGATATTTATGTTTGGAGATAATTATGGGCGTTGAAGCAGCACTTATAGGTGCAGGAGCAGGTTTAATTGGAAGTTCAATGGCAGGAAGATCTGCTGAACGAGCCGCAAGAACATCTGCTGCTGCTCAACTTGAAGCAGCTAACAGAGCAGCCTCAGCTAGTGCCTTCAGGCCAGTAGGCATTTCTACTAGGTTTGGTACTTCACAGTTTCAGACAGGTACTGATCAGTATGGTACTCCAATAGTAACTGGCGCTAGTTACACAGCCTCTCCTGAGCTTCGTGCATTACAAGACAGAATAGCTGCTTTGTATGGTCAAAGTCTTGGAGAAGCAGAGGGTGCTAGAGAATTTGGAATGCCTCTACAAGCTGCTAGTCAAAGGTTGTTTGGTCTTGGTGCTGGTTATCTAGCAGAATCTCCAGAGGCCGCTAGACAACGTGCATTCAATATTCTTCAGGATGTACGCAGACCTGAGCAGATGCGTGAAGAGTCTAGGTTAGCCGCTACTGCATTTGGTCGTGGTCGTGCTGGTGTCAATATCGGCGGTGCTGGTCAACCTGAGTTGTTTGCTCTTGCTCGTGCTAGAGAAGAACAACGCGCTCGTGATGTATTAGAAGCAGAAAATCTAGCGCAGCGTCAGATTCAGTTTGGTACTGGTCTATTTGGTACTGGTGCTAATCTTGAGTCCACTCGTCTTGGTTTACAAAGCTCTTCGTTGGCCCCGTTTATGACTCAGTTTGGTGCTGTTCAATCTCTTGAGAACGCTGCTCTACAGCCTCTTGAGATTGGTACTCAGCTTGGTGGTCGTAATGTTAATACTGCTGGTGCTAGCTCTCTTCTACAAGGTGGATTAGGCGCTGCTCAAACTCAACTACAGGGAAGTTTAGTTGGCCCTACTTTGATGTCCCAAGGTTTATCAAATATCAGCGGTCAATATATGCAGCAGCAACGACAAAATGCATTATTTGATAGACTATATGGTCAAGGAAGTCCCTGGTGGAACTCAACTGCAGGTGCTCAAGCTCGTGGTGTAAACCTGTTTGGGGCTGGTT